TGACGGCTAGGAGGTTAAATGGCTAACACTACCTCTGGAACAGCAACATTCGATAAAACTTTTTCTATTGATGAAATAGTAGAAGAGGCTTTTGAACGTATTGGTTTACAAAATGTTGCAGGGTATCAACTTAAATCTGCAAGAAGATCTTTAAATATTCTTTTTCAAGAGTGGGGAAATAGAGGAATTCACTATTGGGAGATAGAAGAAACTAACCTTGACTTAATAGAGGGTCAATCAGACTATGATTTTTTTAGATCTTCAGGAGATGGAACTAGCGCAACGACCACTCCATCAAATGGCATTTATGGAATGTCCGATGTTCTTGAAGCACAATTAAGATCTAATAGAACTCAAACCACACAATCAGATTCACCAATGACAAAAGTAGATAGATCTACTTATGCAGGTTTTTCCAATAAGTTATCTAAGGGAACACCTAATCAATATTGGGTAGAGAGATTTATTGATAAAGTTAGGATACACGTTTACCCTACACCTGATTCTACAAATGCATCTAAAGATATGCATTTTTATTTTATAAAAAGAATTCAAGACGTTGGAGACTATACTAACGCAACAGACCTTCCATTTAGATTTGTTCCTTGTATGGTATCAGGACTTGCATTTTATCTTGCACAAAAATATCAACCACAATTAGTCCAACAAACAAAATTATATTATGAAGATGAATTAGCAAGAGCCTTAGCTGAAGATGGTTCTGCAGCGAGCACACATATAACACCTAAAACTTATTACCCAGGAACATAATGGCAAAATACGCAACAGGTAAATACGCAAAAGCAATATCAGATAGATCTGGTATGGAGTTTCCATATAGAGAAATGCTTAGAGAATGGAACGGATCATTGGTCCATGTTTCAGAATACGAAGCTAAACAACCACAGCTAGAGCCTAAACCACATGGTGCAGATGGTATTGCATTAAGAAATGTTAGAACAGATAGAGTAGAACCAGCTGTAGCAGTTTTATTAGGAAACAATCCTTTTGCTACAACTGCATCATCAGCGACGGTTACAGTAACTGAAAATAGTCATGGAAGATCTAATAGTGACACCGTAAGATTTAGAAATGTTCAAGGAAGTCCAGGAGGAGTAGAATTTACAACATTTGAAAATGCTTCAGGATTTAGTATAACTGTGGTAAACTCAAATAGTTACACTTTTAATTTAGGGACAACCGCAAGTGTAACAGAAGAAGGAGGAGGACCAACTGTGTCTGCAGGACCAGTTACAATAACGCCATGATTAATAAAATTTTAAATTGGATAAAAAATATTTTTAAACCTGAAAAACAAGATCCTCATCTTGTTTTGTATGAAGAAGTACAAAAACCTAAACCAGAACACTGTGCAACACATTTAAGATTTAAAAAAAGTTGTAAAGCTTGTCAGGAGATAGTAGCATAATGGCAGGATTAAGTGCATCAGGATTAAAGACACAGATTAGAAGTTATACGGAAACAGATTCTAATGTACTATCAGATTCTGTTTTAGAAAATATAATATTGAATGCACAATATAGAATTTTTAGAGATGTACCAATTGATGCAGATAGAAAACAACAAACAGGAAATTTAGTGGTGGGTCAAGAAACAATTAATGCTCCAGCAGGAGCAGTTTTTATTAGAGCTTTACAAGTTTATGACTCTACTTCTGCTACTACAGGTGCAAATGTATTTTTAGAGAAAAAAGATATTTCATATTTACAAGAGTATGTTCCATCAACTGAATCTGCTAAAAGAGGACAACCTAAATATTACGCTATGTTTGGTGGTGCAACAGGAGAGTCTGATACTACTTCTGGAAGAATAATGTTTGCTCCTGTTCCTGATGCTACCTATTCATTTAGAGTTCACTATAATGCAGCTCCTGCATTATTAGAGAATGACGACACTAATTACATTAGTCTTAATTTTCCAAATGGATTATTATACTGCTGTCTATCAGAGGCATATTCATTTTTAAAAGGTCCAATGGATATGTTGACATTATATGAAAATAAATATAAACAAGAAGTACAAAAGTTCGCTAGTGAACAAATTGGTAGAAGACGAAGAGATGACTATACTGATGGTGCTGTTCGTATTCCAAT